GGCCCAGCTTGGTGGCTACAACTCTCCTTAACCATGGCGCATGCAACGGGTAAAAAAGCCTACGGAATCTGCGACATCACAGGATTTCGTTACAATTTAAGAGACATGAAAATGACGTGGAACGGCCTGTTGGTCGGTCCAGATCAGTGGTCGCCGAAACACCCGCAGCTCGATCGAAAAGCGTACCCGGCGGATCCGCAATCTTTGAAAAACCCACGCCCAGACACGAGCGATGACAATAAAAAGTTTTTGGTTTATACAAATGTGGACAATGGTATACTCGGAGCAGTGCTCGACACCTTTGAAGTTGAGTGTAGCGTAGGGGAGGTAACCATCGAAATCACATGAGTTTTACACTGGCGACATTAAAAACAGCTGTTCAGGATTACATGGAGTCGAGCGAAAGCACCTTCACCACGCAGCTAAACACTTTAATTACAGAGGCGGAAAATCGCATATTTAACGCGGTTCAATTGCCCGTGCAGCGGAAAAACGTGCAAGGCACAACAACGCAATCTGTGCGTTTTCTGGCAACGCCAACAGACTTCTATGCGCCATTTTCAGCCGCCATTATTACGGGCAGCAAATATTACTATCTTGATTTTAAGCACCCTTCATTTATCAAGGAATACAGTCCTACAACGACGGTGACTGGTAGGCCCAAGTATTACAGCCTACTTGATGACACCGCGTTCGAGCTCAGTCCGATCCCAGACGCCGCTTACACGGTTGAGATTCATTATCTGTATAAGCCGGCAAGCTTAACTGCCGGATCCGATTCAGGTACAACAGTGCTTTCCACCGACTATTCGGACGCCCTGCTCTACGGAACCCTGGCAGAAGCCGCCGTGTTTTTGAAAGAGCCGCCAGACAGCATTGCAAATTTTGAAATGAGATTCAAAGAAGCATTGGCTGGCATGAAAAATCTTTCCGAAGGCAGAAAACAGCGCGACGAATACAGGTACGACGCACTTCGTCAAGGCGTCTCCTAAGTGGATCCAATCGAAGAGTTGGAGGGCGCACACATCGCCCTGCTCGGCTTAGGCACCTCCCAGATAGACTACGTAATTGCCAGAGAAAATTCCGTCAACTGGGACGAGACGTGGGGATGCGGTAGCACAGCTGCCGTCTTTGATTTAGACCGCCTTTTTATGATGGACCCCGCCAGCCGGTTTTTTGATACCAATGACGCTGGCAACCAAACGGAAGTCATGCGCGACACTCTTCCATTTCTGGACATCCCGGTTTACTCGTGCGAGCTCGATAAGCGAGTGCCTTCGATAGTCGAGTTTCCGCTAGACGAGGTGATTGCAGACACGAGATGCGCCTATATGAACAACACGGTGGCATACGCAGTGGCGTTCGCCTACTGGAACCGGGTCGGCCACATCGACTTGTTTGGCATTGACTTTAGTTACAAAGGCAACATTCATTTTGCGGAGGCCGGCAGAGCGTGTGTGGAATTCTGGCTGTCGAAATGCATCGAAAAAGGCATCAAGGTTGGCGTTAGCCCCAGGTCTGCTTTGTTGGATTCCAGCGTGCCTCTGAATGAGCGCCTGTACGGTTATCATCGCCTGAACAATCCGAAAGTAGCCCTACCCAAAGACGACGAGTGGTTTGTGTGCGATTATTCAGAAATGGAAGGCATGATCGAGCGCGGTGAGACGACCATTCAAAAGGAACTCAGGCCACCGGAGCCATTTAAAGGATGACCGACGGGTTCATACAGTTAGGACAAGTAACGGTGTCAACAACAGAAAATAAGGGGCATGACCCAGAGTTTTGGGCCGAACAGGTGACCAACAAGATTTGCGGAATATCGGCACATGCGCCTGAGCATGTGAGGCAGCAAGCTTTAGCCTTCAGAAAGGCTGTGTATGATATAGTTCTGAGAGGTATACTGAACGGCGTTGCGTCTGACAGAACGACTATTGTTGGCCTGTTGCGCACTCAGGGCCACGAGGATATGGCAAATATAATTAAGGAGTTATGATCAATAACGGAGAAATTTATGGCGATCACGAGCGCAATTTGCAATTCTTTCAAACAAGAAATTTTGGTTGAAGGTCATAATCTGACCAACGGGGCTGACACAATCAAATTGGCGCTCTACACGAGCTCGGCCACCTTGGGCGCTGGCACAACAGCGTATGTCACCACGGGTCAAAGTAGTGGCACAAACTACACTGCAGGAGGCTCAAATTTAACAAATGTTACGCCAGCTCTTTCCGGTTCGACAGCGGTGTGCGATTTCAGCGATTTGACATTTTCCGATGCGACGGTGACGGCTAGAGGATGCCTAATATACAACTCCACAAACTCCAACAAAGCGATTTGCGCAATTGATTTCGGCGGTGATAAAACCAGCACGGCTGGCGATTTTACAGTCGTTTTTCCCAGCGCATCGAGTAGCGCGGCAATCATAAGGCTGGCTTAACAAGACAAATGGCTGACGCTCATGCTCTTAACTCTTTTCAACTTCAAGCCTGGAATAAATAAAGAAGAAACTAATTATTCCAATGAAAATGGCTGGGTGGATGGAAACTTTGTAAGGTTCAGAAAAGGTCGCCCTGAAAAAATCGGCGGTTGGGAAAAGCTTTCATCAAACACGTACACCGGTTCCGCGAGAGCTCTGCATTCATGGATCTCCCTTGGCGGAGCACGTTATCTTGGCGTTGGGGCGACCCAAAAATATTACATCGAAGAGGGCGGTGCCTACAACGACGTTACGCCTACGCGAAAAACATCTACTAACAGCATTACGTTTGCCGCCACTAACGGCTCGTCAACCATAACGGCGACCGATTCCAGCCATGGAGCCGTGAACGGCGATTTTGTGACGCTCTCCGGCGCAGCAACACTTGGCGGGCTTATTACCGCTGACGTGCTGAACCAGGAATATCAAATCTCTTTGGTAACCGGCACTAACACCTACGAATTTACAGCCAAAGACACGTCTGGCGATACAGTGACTGCCAACGCCAGCGATTCCGGTAATGGAGGCAGCGGCGTCGATGGCGTGTACCAGATCAATTCTGGCCTTGATGTGTATGTGCCATCGACCGGGTATGGTGTTGGAACGTGGGGAGCTGGCACGTATGGCTCATCCAGCGCGATCACGGCAACTGGTCAGCTGCGACTTTGGACGCACGATAATTTTGGTGAAAACCTTATTATCAACCCACGCGGTGGTGGCATCTATCGCTGGGTTGAGAACAACGGGCTCAGCGTCAGGGCATTGGAATTAAGTGGTGTCAGTGGCGCAAATTTAGTGCCAACTGTCGGGCTACAGGTCATAACGTCCGAGACGGACAGACATTTGATTGTGCTCGGCGCGGACCCCATTAGCAGTTCAGCCAGGACCGGCACGATTGATCCCATGCTGGTTGCCTTTTCAGACACGGAAAACGAGCTGGAATTTGAACCGCTGAACACCAACACCGCCGGCTCTGTGCGACTATCATCGGGCTCTCTCATTATCGGTGGCTTAAAATCCAGACAAGAAACTTTGATCTGGACAGACACGAGCCTGTACAGCATGAATTTTATTGGTCCGCCGCTCACATTCGCTATTAACCTGGTAAATGAAGGCGCTGGGCTCATTGGTCCGAAAGCGGCCGCAAACGCACCTAACGGCGTGTACTTCATGTCGAAGAACTCGTTCTACTTTTATAACGGGTCCGTGCAGAAATTGCCGAGCTCGGTGCAGGATTATGTCTTCAACGATTTAGATTTAAGTCAGGCGTTCAAGTGCCATACCGTTGTGAATGCAGAATTCGGAGAGGTGTGGTTTTTCTATCCCAGCCTTGAGGACGACACCGACGAAATATCTCGGTATGCAATCTATAACTATGAAGAGCAGACGTGGTCCATCGGCTCAATGGTGCGCTACGCATGGCTAGATGCCGGCATTGAGGATAAACCCAGAGCCGCCGGCGCCTCTTATATATATTTGCATGAAACCGGCTACAACGACGACACCTCCAGCATGGACAACGTGTTTATCGAGAGCGGCGACATTGATTTAGGCGATGGCGACAGTTTGGCGTTCATCAGGAAAATAGTGCCGGACGTGCAGTTTGACACGAGCCTTGGAGTATCGAACACGCCAGCGATAAATGCCGTTATCAAGCGCAGAAACTATCCGGGCGAGACTTTAACCACTGACTCAACCACCCAAATCACGCCGACGACTACCTTCGGCGGCTTGCGAACCAGAGCCCGGCAAATGGCCTTGCGGTTTGAGTCTGACGACGACAACGCAGACGCTGCGAACAAAAAAGACTACAAGTGGCGGGTTGGTGACACGAGGCTGGATATACAGGTTTCTGGGCGCCGCGGCTAATGTCAAAGCTGCTGCCAACACGATTACCGCAAGCACAGGGCGAGTCGGTATCGGCTAACACGTTTAATCGTTTGGTGAGGCTGCTGGAAATCAATCTTGGTGCGCACGATCCCGATGATGTCGGTCATTTTACCGCTGATGACATTTCTGAGTTAGAATTTAAAGCTGGTGCTATAATCTTTAATACGACGGTGGAGGTTCATCAAGCGTATGACGGGAATGCCTTCAGAGATTTGTATACACATCAAACGTATCCCGATGGTGTTGCGGCAACCTTTTCGATTGGATCAGTAACGGTGACAACTTAAATGGCAAATGAATATCTAAGACAAGCACCGAGCGGCGGATCCGCCACCCACACCATGCCAGACGGCACTGTAATGCCGGGCGCCACCCACGCAGAGTATGAAGCAATGCAGATGCAAAATGGCGGCGCAGTACCAGCAATCTCACCCGAATTGCAAGAAAGGATTAACAGGTTTGCTGGCCAGTCCGACATGAAAGGGCAAATCTCCAATAGAGAGATGGAGCTGTTTCAACAAGCTAGTCCTGCAAATTTTATAACTTTAACAAATGGTCAAGATACTCAAACTTTAAGAAGCAATGATCCTGTGATTATTGAATTAATTAATCAAGGATATTATCAAGTTAATCCCCCATCAACTGTCATACACATGGTTGATCCAACAAAAGGAGCTATATCAAACAGAGAGATGGAGTTGTTTCAACAGGCTTCACCTGTAGATCCAGCCCAAGAATTGCAAAATTCCATCGAAGATCTGGAAGCGCAAAAGTCACAAGCTTCAGACCCTGACGAAATCAAAGCGCTAGACCGACTGATAGAGGCCGCAGTGGTTGGCGCGAACGCGCCGCTGGGAGAAATCGCTGCACAAATTCAAGCCCAGGGGCGCGGCGAGGACACGTCTCTGGCGCATTTAAGACCCGGCGAGGTAATCCTTCCGCCAGAGGCATTTGAAGATCCAGAATTTGAAAGCGCGGTTAGTAAAAAGTTTGAAGAGCTGGGGATTGACCCAGAAGAAGCCGTTTCGGCGGTCGGGATTGCTTCGCTCAATCCCGTGACCGGATTGGAAGAATTCTTTTTCAAGAAATTGATCAAGGGCGTAAAGAAGATTGTTAAGAAAGTTGTGCGGCCAGTATCCAAGGTCGCACAATTTATACCTGGCCCATGGCAACCGGTCGCCGCGTTGATCAATAAAGCCGGCACTGTTTATGATGTAGCCAAAGGCAGT